ACTGCAGTTATGCAGCCAGAGTTTGAGTTAAAAAATTCGTCTTAACTCAAGCCTATGCGCGCCTTCGGCGCGCCACTGATGCGCAGCGAATCAACCGCAGGGCGATTCCTCATCACATTTCATCCTCTATTTCATCTCGAATCTCTTCTGGGTCTGAAATGGACATTGGTAAGTATCTGTAATATTGGATTTTATCCTCCTCTCCATCTTTCTTAACTTGCACCGCGAGTTCCATCCAAATCGGAATGCGGTCAGCGTTATAATGAATAAACAACACATTTCCATTTTCGACTTCCAAGACTTCAACAGCTTTGCACGTAGGTAGTTTGCACATTTTGTATATCCTAAATGTATATAATAAAATGTCAAACGATACTCATCAATGGTTATGTGAATATTCTGATTTTCAAGATTTACACCAGATGCTCTCAAAAATCACAATTCCAAATTATCGCGAGAGATTTAAAGGAATAACAGAAAATAGATGCCTTATTTTTGGACTAATAAAAAACCGGATAACTCGGGAATACGGACTCAGCGCCGCGTCAAAAAAGTACGATTCGATTTACCGAGAAGTGATTCGGATAGGAAATTTGATATGCCCATTTCATTTCACGACAGTGCATCTGAACAAGAATGTGGTTTGCCCACGCCACAAAGACCGCCTCATAAATCAAAGTCAATCTTTAATTGTTTCTTTCGGCGAGTATAAGGGATGCACATTGATGGTCGAACTTGAAGAGGGTCTTGCCACTGAATGCGATTGTAGGCATCGCCCCATCATTTTTGACGGCCGGCAATATTATCATTGGAACACTCCTCTCGAATCGGGAACTAAATACAGCCTCGTTTATTACAATATTTTGCCGCAACAATCCGATGTCGTCACATCAATTGGAAGTTCATTTCCTAAAAATAAATCGGAACATCCTTTATGTTTTCAACCTGATGAGCTTTCAAAATTGCATTTATTGGTCGGTGAGGAGTTGGAACATTCGGGTTTGCAAGCGTTGTTATTTTCTGACTCGGAGCCAGAGAACTGAATATATCCCCCGCGTTTCGGATATTAAGCGCATCTTGTCGAGTATCGCGCGCGCCAATCGCCGCATTGTGTGTGTAAATTTGAGAGCCTTTCGGAGCGATTGCAGAAACCAAATTTCCACCGAGAGAGTGACCCGCAAATACAGTATTCTCCGGTTTTACATCATATTTATTTTTTGCTTTCAAATATGCATTGTAATCTTGATGATATCGGTTGGTGGTTTTAATTCCAGCAGTTCCTAGTGCGATATCAGTCCCCACATCTTTCAGGTTTCCAGTCCCATTATCCACATATAACAGCTGTTTTTTCGATGGATTGAAAGCCACCATCCTCTCGTGATTTGATAACTCCGAGTCGTAAATGTATCCATAACGTTTCAATTTGTTCTTCTGTTTATTTTCATCGCGCGTATATCCGAGTTTGAGAGCACGATACAGACTCAAATGTTCTTTTGGATTTCTCAAAATGGGAGGAGCGACATTGATTGTTTTAGGCGTCGGGTTCTTTTTGGGAATCTGATGCGGGAGCATTTCTATTGATTAGTCAGAGATAATCTCAACATATTGTATTGATAATGCAAATTGTGGAGTGCGAAAAGCCAAAACTTGGAAAAGTCAAAATGCTATGTGATGGTCCAATTGATACGAAACTGGAAGAGAATGGTGAATGTGTAGAGGTCTGTTTTTCACGTCCCAATTTTACTTTATTATGTGCTGGAATGGGCGGTGGGAAAACAAGCACTACATTGGCCTGCTTGAAAGGATTTTTGAAAAAAACGCACGCGGATTTGATAACCATCATTCCGGAGGTTTCGCTTAAATCCATCAACCCAAAAGATAATGTCTTTGAAAAACATACTCCAGAGGGCAACCTGTATCACGACCTCTCCGAAGAAGTCTTGCAGGATATTTATCAAAAACTCGAAGCTAATGCCTCCAATGGAGATTACACTATATTAATTATCGACGATTTCGGTCACCGACTAAAAGAAAAGCGCGTCGAAAATTTATTGCAAAAAATGGCAATCAAAATCCGACATTTGAAAATCGGACAGATGTGGATTCTCTCGCAAAATTATTTTCAAACTCCCAAAAAATTGCGGGAACTGGCCACCAATGTATTTTTGTGGAATAGCAACAAATCACAGAATGAAAAGTTTTTCAAGGAACAGTTCCAGTTCTCACAGGATAAATTTGAAGAATTGGTAAAACATACCCCAACAATACACGACTTCTTCATACTGAATTTGAAATACAAACGCATATTTAACAAGGATTGGCAGGAAATCAAATGGAAAGAACGAGAGGATGAACCGGAAAAAACCTCTCGCTAGTCTATACACAGATGGCCGGTCGAAAAAAGAAAGTAGCGCGCAAATCCGCAAAACACCATCAACGCCAGCAACAATCACAAAAAGTCGAAATTCATATTTCTGACCATCACCGCAAAAAGAAGCCCGCCAAACGAGGGAGAGGTGGCGGAGGCGGTGGTGGCGGTGTGCGTCAAATGCAGGGATACGCGAATATTAATCTACCTCCCACATATGTCAATTATAATTTCCCCGCCGAGTCGAATTTTGGAAGTCGCAATCAATCCGCACCCACTCCGGGTTTAGTGTCAAAACCAAAGCCGGTCGACACCCTCAATCCCGTCCCTATTATGAATAATTCCGAATTGCAACCCGCCGGAAGACCGCTCACGGACGCAGCAGGATGGAGAGAATCGCGCATTAAATATTTCGATGAACCCAAACCGCAACCAGAAAAAATGAAATTACCAGAATCACATCCCGTCGAGACTCCGATTCCCAATATATTCGTTCCTGAAGGCAAATACACACCCATTTATGAGAGTTTGCCAAATCATTCCACTGGACGCGAATTCGAAAAACCCACCACCTCTCAATTTTTCGGGTTAGAAAAAACAAAAGAACCGGAACCTCTCAGTAAATCGGTTGAACCTGTCGCGTTTAAATCGGAGGATTTCTTCAAATCAAGCCCATCTGATTTCATTGTGAGTCAAAACGAAAAAAAGGAACGCCGAATGATGGGCCGAGAGGATATTGAAAGTAGTATGAACGACATTCAATTGGGATTGGCTTCGTTCAATAAAAGACCCAGCAATGTGCCTGCCATACTTGCGGAAGAACCAAAGCGCGTGAGTAGCGTTAAAAAGATGGTGTATGCAATTGAATCGAAGAAACAAGGTCGCGAAAATGAAATGATGAGAGGAGAAGATGTGGATGTTGCACCAAAACGTGTGAGTAGCGTTAAAAAAATGGCGTATGCAATTGAAGCGAAGAAACAAGGTCGTGAAAATGAAATGATGAGAGGACAGGATGTGGATGTTGCACCTAAAAATGAACCAATGGCCGCCGCAAGAATATCCGCCGAGGAATTAAGAAAAGAGCGCAACCGTGAATATCAAAGACGACGCCGGGCAAGAATCAGAATGGGAGAACCCACCTTGAAAATGCGAGAACCTAAATCGAAAAAATCAAAACCCTCTGAAGAAAAGGACAAATAAATCAGTAGTATATACAGAATGTCCTCATTATTCGGATACAGTGCCTCTCGCAATCCACCGAATTTAACAAATACTGATTCCGCCTCATTCACCACCGCGACCGTCGCGGATTTAACGGTAACTGACAAGATTTATTTCGAGCAACTTACGGACCCAGCACAAGGAAATCAGGCCAATTGGATGGGGACAGACACTAATAAAAACAGTGTATTCAATACACCTACCGACCCACCCCAATGGACATTTCAACTCGGCCAGGGAACTGTGGCAAGTGAGAATATATTTCAGATAAATGGGGATTCTCTCAGTTTTAATCAAGGGATTGCACCCGCGCTCACGTATTCAACAGTTACATTCAATGAATTGTGGGCGCTTCACGGTATTAGTGGTAACATCCAACAAGAAATCAATGCCGTGTCTGGCGTGGCAGCAAATTACGGGTATTTCGTCGATTTCACACAGGGACAAACTGCCCCTATCGGCACAGATACGCAACTCGCCATCTCAACCGCAGTGAATTCCGCTGGAATGAGTTTAGCATCGAATGCTGTTACACTATCCACAGCGGGTAAATATCAAATGCGTTTGTGTGCGTCGTTTGGTAACACCAGCACTACAGTGATAACACCAGTCCAGGCATTTTTTAAAATCAATGGCACTACTCTCGCAAATAGTTCTCAATTTATAACGATTCCGGCAAATACAACTTTAAAAATGCAATTGACCACACAAATAATATATGATGCGGCAGCGGGTGATGTTGTGACTTGTTATTGGAAATCGCCTTCTGCAAGTGCTATTTTGCAAAGCGCAGGAGCAGGGGTAATTCCAACCGTCCAACTCACAATCTCTCAGGTTTCAAATAGCGGCGTGACCGGAGCGACGGGACCAACGGGTCCGACAGGAGTTCAAGGGCCGCAAGGTGTTACCGGTCCTGCAGGACCCACCGGTTACACTGGACCCACTGGATTCACAGGCGCGACTGGACCGACGGGATACACAGGTCCTCAAGGACCACAGGGACCACAAGGACCAGCGGGAGAGGTCACAACCGGTCAAATGAATACCGCAATCGCATTATCCGCCGCCGCCACATTAGCAGCCGCAAATTTATATACTGACGGAATTGCCTTAGGATTGCAAACCCAAATAACCGCCCAAGCAACCTCAATCGGAGCTTTGGAAACAGACGTGGGAACATTAAAATCAAAAACATTTAACCAGACCGCAGTCGCGACAATTTCAACCACTTTTGTGGGCGCGGTCAATTCAACGTCGGTTAATACGACCGATGTAAATGCAACAACGGTCAATGGAACGACCACAAATTCAACCACAGTAAACGCGACGGATATAAATTTGACAAATGTCCTATCAGGCGCTGGACAATTAAATTTAAATGCCTCTGCATTGACTGCAACTCATTCTTTGCTTGCAGCATCCGCAAATACATTTCGAGCTCCATCCACAAATATTTCATCAATAGCTGGCGGAGGCGTAGTCAATTTAGGATACTTGACAGACACGGTGTTTATTAGTGGAATCCCAATCGCATTTTACTTCGGCCAATGGGTCTAGATTCAAAATATGACATCATAATATAGAATAATGTCATACACGTTGCCTTGGACAGTGAATAAATTTGTATCAACAAATATTAACAACGCCGATTCCATCACAGGGGGGTCTTATGGAAACGTTTCACTCAAGGTAGGAGGTAAAACGCAATTGGTTGGAAATACTGTTGTGGAAGGTAAAATGGGAATAGGTGGCGCGGTATCATCAAATGCACTGGAAGTAAATGGAAAAATAAACGCGTCGAGTGATATTTCGACATCTAGTAATATTACTGCGACGAAATTGGGAATCAACACGGCCGTTTCAGCATATACAGTCGATGTGGGCGGGACTATTCACGCAACAGGAGATATATCGAGTGATACTAATCTTAACATAACTGGAGGTATTAATTCGGCAGTTTCAACAATAACACCTATCGCCAATTCCATCACAATATCAAATTATAATTTCGCAACCCCAGCACAAGGGGTTAATAATTTTACAACATATGCATCACCATACACGGACATAACCGGTTGGACTTTTACTCTGGTGTCTGGAACAGCACCATCCGTGAGAATAGGAAATTCATTTACAGCGATGGTAAATAGTTTCGCAAACCAATATCCAGAATATCCACTATTCTCTCAATATTTGTCAATTCAAAATGGGGCGGTTGCGAGTGTGTTTCGACTCACACAAAATCTAACATTTGCAACGACTGGCTCATATTTGCTTACGATGCACGTATGGGGAGAGTACAATCGATATTCACCAACACAAAATGTGAGCGTTACTTGTGGAGATGCCACGGTGAGTAATTTCCCGACGGTAGAACAGGGTTGGACTAAACTTGTGATGAAGTTTAAAATCGTGACGGCGGGAACAAATCAATTAACAATTAATTTGAATAGTTCAACGGTTGATAGTGGACTGTCGATTTCTGGTATTCAAATTGTAAAACAAGCTGGTTTAATTGTTACCGATGGCACTAACCCAAATACTCAATTAATAACTACAACAGGAACTTACACGAGTGGAAGTCTTTATAATACTGGAAGTGTGTCGAACTATGGGTCATTTAAAATATTTGGCCCACTTGCTCTATTTCTGCCATATTCTTCTGGTTCGGTTGTGATTGGAAGTTCATTGTTTGGCGCGCAAAACGCGAACGACCGGGGGAGATACAACGTTCTCATCGGGCAATCGATTGCTGGTGGTTCAACATTATCCCAAGCATTATATATTGATTCTTGTGTGGCAATCGGATATGGTGCTCTAGAACAGGCCGGCACATCGGCTGGTGGAATTTTTAGATGCATTGGAATCGGATACTTTGCAAATCGATATAATACCACAAATTGCAATGACAATGTTTCGATTGGAAACCAAGCAGGCGCGGGACTCGGATATGCGGGTGGTTCATCACAACGAAATACTTTGATTGGTAGTAGCGTTCTTTCTGGTGGTTATAAGACAGGTTGCAATGACAACACTATTGTGGGGTATTCATCTATGGTAGGTAGTGATTTTGATAACCCAAGAAGTTTTAACTCTGTGTTAGGGAGTAGTTCATTAGGTTCAGTCATTTCAAATTATAATAGCAGTATTGGATACAGCAATGCCACCGCTATAGTGAATAATTCAAGCAATTATAATACATTTTGTGGCGCTCAAGTGTGTCCGACTCAATCAGGTGCGACTAACGTATTATTGAACTGCACGTTTTTGGGTGCAAAGTCTGATGTATCAAGCGCGGGGAGTTATTCTAATTCGTCGTGTGTCGGATACAATTCCCGCATCACGGGTAATTCCCAAATCATTCTTGGGACAGAAAATGAGATAACCTATGCGATGGGTGGCCTCAATATACCAATTACTAAAACATTCACATTATTAGGAAATATTAATACAAATTCTCAAACAGTGACACCAACACAATTGGGATATTTAAGTCCTCTCATCAATGGTATTGTGGATTTGTCTGCCAATCAGACAATATATGGAATCAAGACCTACATTACAGCACCAGTGATGAGCGGTGCATCGATTTCAGCAACAAGCATACCAGATACTGCTCTTTCTACAAATGTTGGATTGCTAAGTGGCGCGCAAACATTTTCCGGCGCAAAAGCATTTACTGGTGGAATAACCGCAAGTGCAACCCAAACAATTTCATTTGGGACGAATGCCCCCACGATGTATGGTAATAATATAACTGCAAACACAATATCAGGGTCATCGATTGTTTCATCATCTATTGGACAAACGCAAGTCTTAAACGGGTACATAGCATTAGCAAATAACCAGACAGCAGCCGGTATAAAGACATTCACGTCCCCGCCAGTGATGAGCGGAGCATCGATTTCAGCAAACACAATTGCAGGGGCATCAATTGTTTCAGCATCAATTACACAGACCCAGGTTTCAGATGGATTTCTTGATTTGGTAAATGACCAAACAATGCTTGGTCAAAAAACATTTACAAATGCACCAGTGTTGAGCGGTGAGAATATAACATCGAATACGATAAAACCCGCGAGTATTCAATCTATGTATATTGACCAGAGTGCAACCGACGATAATGCTACTTTTGGTAGTCCAAATACAGGCGGTTCTTCAAACACTGCAATAGGTGTAACTTGTATGACTGGAATTTATACGACTGGGGTTGAAAATACTGCAACAGGTGTGCTCAGTCTAAATAGTCTAGGTGTTGGAAGTTATAACAGTTGCTACGGGACAGGTTCATTTACTTCTCTCTCAGGAGGCTCTAGAAATAGCGGATACGGACACTCGACTGGCTATTTCGTAGTTTCGGGCATTCGAAACACTTTTATAGGTTCAGATAGTGGAGCAGATAATTTCGAATTTAATCGGTGCAGCACACTTGGTGCTTATTCTGGATTTAACGCTGCTGTGAATGACTCAACAAGTATTGGGTATGGTGTTAAATGTGATGCGTCTAATCAAATAAAACTCGGAAGAACAACTGAGACAACTCTGATTGATGGAAGTTTCACAATGGTAAATAACCCAATTACATTATCTGGAACGAACGCATTGGTTGCTGGTTCTACTAATATAACATCGACTCAGTTAGGATATTTGGGGTCTTTAACAAATGGCATAGTCGATACGTCTGGAAATCAATCTATTAACGGCATCAAGACATATATTAAACCTCCAGTGATGTCTGGTGCATCCATCTCTGCCGCGTCAATACCCGACGCTGCTTTATCCGCAAATGTTGCATTAGAAAATATTGATAATACATTCACTGGATTAAACGCAATCAATAATCAATACGTTCACAAGGCATATGGCAGTGTGATAACGACGACATCTACGCTCACCAGTTTGTCGTCCATCATTTATGAATGTTATTCCGTTTCTGCTGCAGCGACAGCATATACAATTACATTACCTACTATTACAAGTGCAAACGTCGGCAACTTTCTAATATTCCGTCGAGTGGGTGGGACGGTAACAACAGTCATATCATTTACGATAAATGGAACACAGCTCGTGTATAATACAGCGCTCGCCGGTAGTACTACGAATGGTCTAATGTCGAGTGGAACATATACAGTTCGATTAGTTAGCTTACTCGTGACAGGGACAACATATGCTTATTTTCAAATCTAAACATAATATATAATGAATCCCATCGAATTTGAAATAAATCCGCCAATAATAAACAAAACAACTTCAGTCGCTGGTGAAATTCAGATTATGGAGATTATCCTTTTTACTAGTGTTACGGTCGCGGTATATATGAGAGATGCGTCGGGAAATCGTGTGGATTCTAAAATAATAAAAATTGTTCAACCTGAATATGATATGTGGACTGCAGATGACAATTCCCTGATTCAAATCATCAAGTCGAAATTGGGGGTCTGATGGGCAGGAGTAGCCCACTTTCAGGTGAAATAATTTTAAATCGACTTTTAAAATGATTTTACTGGACTTTTTTAAACAAAAGTCGGCTTTTTCCTCCATTCTGTTTTAAAGTAGGTACTCTAGAAAGTCCGCGGGGACCTTTGACGAAAACTAATCGTCTGTTTCTGGCACTTCTGAGGAACTTGGTGTATTATATACTGATGAACGAGTTGATTGACTGGAATTTGAACGTCTTATTCGTATTGGACGCCCTTGCATAATTAGTGGTTGACCACTGGAAATTGTACTCGCTGGCGCAATTATTGGTTGACCACTGGAAATTGTACTCGCTGGCGCAATTATTGGTTGACGAATGGAAATTGTACGCACTTCAGGTTCATCACTGGAAATTGAACTCCGATTCAGACTCATTGTTGAACTATATTGGTGGGAGCTATTCCCGGGGCTTTGATTTTCGTTGACCTGAGTTGAGGGTCCACCACGCAGACTTTCAAGGTTTGCATCCGTTAATGCGACAAACTGATTGGCACCTGAGTCATATCCGAAATATACGGCTCGTGGTTCAGCTGGGTCATCTGGGTCATCTGTTTCTAAAAAAGCAGAGTTTCGTCTTGCAAATATCGGGAAATTTGACGATGGGTGAATTCGCGCCCTACTCCGTGATGCATTTGTCAAATTTAGTGGACTCACTTGGCTGCTTGAGAACATTTCTATACTTTAAAAATATATATTTTATTCGTATGACGGTTGGGACTGCGGTGAAGGTTGGTGAGGTTGTGAAGATTGAAGGTGTCCTTTTTCAGTCCGTCCTTAGAAAATGAAAAAAAAAAATTGGCCTTCAAAAAAAAAAAAAAAAATTCCCAGACCCCCCAAAGACAACCTTCACACCTTCACAACCTTCACTATTATTATTTTTTATTATTATTATTAATATTTGTTATGATAATATGGTAATAAATATTAAAAGAGATGTAAATAAGAGTGTGAAGGTTGTTGTGAAGGTCGTGAATGTTAGGGTTCTTCTGTGAAGGTTGCAGCCTGGACCTCTCCAAAATAATGGATTGCTAGTTTCTCAGTATCAATGGAACGAACATTCCCCATACGTGTGTGACTTGACTCGAAGGCTCCGTGTGGAAGTTTCAACTGCAAACTGATTTTCTTTATCAGTGATAACACATTCATATTCTCTCCAAATTTGAATCGCGTCTCTTCTTTCCATCTCATAAACATACTCATCAATTCGACGGGTTTCAATTGCAATACTCCGGTGTTATTCTCCACAATCCATTTCATAAATACATCAAGAGGATTCTCATTATGTTCCACTAGGTCTGCGTGGTATGCTGTCTCAATGCGGAATCCCTTGTGGAATCCAGAAATATCGATGGTTTTGAAAGTCCAATAAATAGAACGCAGCGCGTTAGGTCTACGTAAAGCCGACAGTAAAGTATCAAAGTATTCAGTATTCCCTCGCATTTCATCACTGCATCTTATGATAACATTTCGACGGTCGGATTTGCTGGTTGTCGTGGGGTCTTCATTATTTGTGTTCTGAATAATTCTGTGATATGAATTGAGTGGAAATCCCTTTTTACCCTTTGGATTCACAAATACAATATCATCTGTAATAATTGCCTTGATTTTCCCGTCGTGGCCAATGGAGTTTCTTTTATCCGTTTCACTTAAAACAATTAAGAATGCGTCGATTAGATATTCATTGAATGGTCCCCACACGTCGCGCTCTGGTTGAGAGGTTTCCAGTTTTTTGTCTCCGTACAATTTCGAGAGGGTATCGGTGAATATGTTTTTGCCAATGCCTTGGTCACTGATGAAATTGAGCGCGACGCCCATCTTCTCAGCGGGACGCTGGATACTCTGTGCAACCCAGTTAATAACATACTCGAACGCCTCTCGATTATTTCCAGACAGGAGTTCAATATGTCTTGTAAAAAGGGAGACCGCGTCCAAGTCAAAATCTGGGTCATCGTCGCGGATTTCTTGTGATTCATATGGTGAGTCAATCCAAGTATTGAAAATATGTGGCGGACAGACCAATGGAGGGGGTATGGTTTCCATTGCTTCATAACATCTCATAGTCGGGTCAAGTAGCCACTCATTGATAAATGACACGCGTTTCTGCTTACCCCTCTCATCGGTCTTGAAGTATGACTCGTGTTTGAGAGAAGTGATGAGGGATGTTTCGTTGTGTAAAATAAGGGTGGTTCTTCCAGAATTGTTGTATTTGCGAATGAATATGGATGAGTTTTTGATTTTACAATATTCCGCCTCAAATTTCAATTTCCACTCCTTGTATTCATCCACCGGCTCTGTAACAAAATCGTCTGGAATTTGAAGAGTCGCGTCGTGTTGTTTGTATGACCATTTCATATTCAATCCAGATATCTGGGATTCGACGTATGATTCGATTTCTCTCAAAAGGTCTTGATTATGGTAATGGTCCCCATATATCATCAGACCATCGAACATTAAAACCGCGATTTCCAATCCGCGTGCATTTATGACGTGAATGGCGTGCTGGAGAATGATGTTTTCATAGTAGCACATTATTCGGTTGATTGCTGAGCCATTGAAATTATTTAGCTCGCGTGAATCTGGAACAGTCTGAACGATTTTCTGATATTCTGGAATTGAAATAATCTGACGTTGAATCCAGCCCATCTCATCGTCGAATAATTTGAAATGTCTGGGCGGATTTTTACATTTTGCATATTTGTCCGAATTAACGGCTGAGAGGTATGCCTTTTTTCCGACGCCCCTTGAATCAAATTCTGCAAGGCATCGGTCACGGTTGTTGATGTAGTATTCTAATTGTGGACAGGGGATATCGTGTAATTTGCAAATATATCTCAAAATGACGGGATGTGCGTTATCCATATCAATATCTGTTCCAAGTCCTCTCATCAGGAGTCCGCGATAAACTGACCAAGTGGATTGAAGAGAGCCTGAACAAAATAACCGGCCACCCAGACCAGATGGAGTTCCGAGAGAATAGGAATAAATCCGCTTGGTGATTCCCTTGGTCTTTATGTTGGTTTTGCAAAATTGCTTGAGAATAGTATGCCAAGTTTTGATGTCTTGTATCGTCGGTTTTTTTTCTCCTCTCAATTCGGCATCAGAAATGCAGTCATCTCTGAAGTTTTCAAATGAAATAGAGTCAAGGTAGTGGACGGCGTCAAGGTTTGGGCGTTCAATGAGTTCCATTTTTTCCTAAATCTTTTATATACTTGGTAGAGATTTTCTGTTTATGTTATTTTCGACAAAAACATAAACGATTCAATTTTACAATTCGCGCGCCTATTCCAATAAAATACTCAAAAATTCCTGACTTATCTTGCCCCACCAATAGCGGCGATATGCGCATTTTTTTGAATACCCACGGTGTCTTTCAGTCCATAAATCAATATTATCTTCTTTCCATTTTGAGCATTGATTATTTCTAATTTTTTTGTATTGCTCACGGTGAACCTCCCGCCATTTTAGATTGGCTCGTTTTTGTGCTTCTGATGTCGGCATTTATTGAGTAAGTATACATAATATGCCTAAATCTTTAAGTCCATTTGGTTGTTGCTTTTTAAGCTCTGAATATAATAAATGAATCAATACAGCAATGAAGCCGAAGTGCAGCGGATGGCGGACAAATATGGTGTGGGGAAAATCAACCTCTCCACGCGGCGAGATAAGAAGTATATGGTGGAAACCCCAGATGGTAAAAAGGTGCATTTTGGCCAAATAGGATATGAGGATTACACGAAACATCGAGACCCAGAGAGGCGACGGTTATTTAGATTGAGGAATGCAAAATGGGCAAGTATGCCTAAATATTCGGCGGGATGGTTGAGTTATCATCTTTTGTGGTGATTATTTTAAGCCGGGATATTTCTCCAATTTAGCTTGCATTTCCTCTCGATAAATGCGGTCAGCTTCCATTCGGCGCGCAATTTCATCTTCGGTCAATTTATGTCGCCGCAAGGGTTTTCTCAGGGGTTTTTTTGACCTTTCGCTGGTGGCATTTAGCAATTCCATTTTTCGAAGTCTATAATTTATGCGGTGTTTTTTCCGAATTTCGTCACGGTGTGTTTTAGTGTAATCCTTCTGGTATTGACGCAGATGTTCCGAATGGGTTTGATAATATTGTTTTTGATATTCTCTCATTGCTTGTTTGGCATCCATTGTCCTTTTTTTCATAAAATGAGAATAAAATGTATACAAAAAAACACACAATTCAAATGGACGATGTGACAGTTATAACGATAATGACAATCGGATGTGGGTTTATGGGAGTGGTGTTGAGGTATCTTTTTAAATCGAAATGTGACCAAGTGAATTGTCTGTGGGGGTGTTTGAAGATACATCGAGAGGTTGAGATGGAGGCGAAGGATGATGGGTCTCAGACTCAGGGGACTCCAAACAATGTTTGATACAATCAAATCCAATAATGTTTGCCCTGATTTCTCGCGAGAGGGTAAGAATGCAGGCGACGCCGAACCATCGGTCGACGCGAGTAAGATGATAATGCATAACATAATACCCCGCTTCGTTTGCAGTGCGCAAACGACACGGAGTAACCGCGTGTTGATTCAAAACGAATGAAATGACGAGAGGCCGGAGACGGAAGCACCTCTCGAACACCCGGTCCAAAATGGAAAATGGAGGGTTGGATATGATGATATCTGGTCGGCCGGTGTAGTCGAAGAAGTCTTGTCCATCGTCGATTTCGGACCAATCGTAGGTACAGGTGGGGAAATATTCAGGGAATTGATTGTAATACGCGCCCTTGCCGCGGAAGGGTTCGTATATGAGCATATTATCGAGTAATCCGTAGAATAATCCGAGATGTATATTCACGAGAGAACGTGGAGTGTAAAATCGGTCGTTGGCGACTTTGCGCTTGCGAACCATATTAGCATTCTGAATATCTGTTGGTTTAGGCATATCATAAAATATCCAGAGTTAAAAAAATCGAAACTTGGGAGGAGGGATGGGCGCCGGAGGCGCCTTTGGGGTGGATTTCTTTGACACAGGAGGCGCCTTTGGCGCGGGTTTCTTTTTGAGAACCGGTTCATCATCTGATGAAGAATCGGAATCACTGGGAGGAGGTTTAGGGGCTTTCTTTTTGTGTGACTTTTTTGCAACTGGTGCCGGTTCAGATTCAGATTGAGGTTCCGGTTCCGGTTCCGGTTCCGGTTCCGGTTCCTTCTTTTTTGACGCCAAGGTTACTTTCGCTTTTTTGGAAATTTCCACTTTAAAATCGAGAGGTTGAACAGTGGGTTCCTCGGGTTTGGTATTCAATATTTCATTTTGAATGCCATTTTTTTTGGATTTTCGCTCGGCAATGGTGGCAAGGCGTTTGGCATTGACGTCTCGCATTCGGTCGGCCATAGCTTTGCGTTGTTCTTCGGAGATGACGCGCTTTGGTTTGAGTATTGTTTCGTTGAGAGGCTCGGCTATGTCGGACATACTATATGCTTTATTTAGAAAGAAAATTGTCTAAATAAATGTTATAGCAATGAGTATTGTATCCGCAAAAGACCTTCAATTTCAAGAAAACCTCACACACCTTATGGGTAACAGCGCGCACGCCCAAGAATTAAAACAAATTTTGTTGATGGCGAAAAAAGGACAAATAACAGATGAGGCTATCCGGCAATACAAAGAGCAAAAGGAAGCGGAGTTGGAGGAATACCGCAAAATATTCACGGAGGTGAATCCATCGTATGCATTCGATTATTTGAAAGAGACTCCATTTATTCCTGTGGCCAAAATGACAGAAGAATGTATAGAAGACCAACCATCAAATGTTCTCATTTCAGAATCAGGAGAGCGGGGGAATGTCGCGAGCGAGCGATGAGAGGTCACCGGATGAATTTCACACGGCGAATATAGTCGAGACGAGGATGCTTTACCTCTCAACAAAATCGAGTCAATGCACGCAATTGAATGGGACGATGAAAAGCCTAGTATCATTTGATTTAAAGAGTTATCTGGATTTTCAGGGCGACGACAGCATACAGTCGGTGATGTTTTCAATGCCATACGCAATTCTGTGTAATAGCAATTATCAGTGCAATTCAACAAATAATAGGTTGGATGTGAGTTTTAATAACGTGAATTACACGTATTTATTTCCAGCGGGTAATTATGATGCAAACACTTGGCAAGCCGCGTTCGTCACCCTTCTCCCATCTACATTTAGTATTGTCCTCAATACAGTCAATGGCGTATTCACTGTATCAAACAGTAGTTACCCGTTTCAATTTCTTAGCACATCAACTTGTGATTACATATTTGGATTTAGTGGAACCATTTCTTCCACGACCGTGGGAGCTCCATATACACTGGCAATGAGTAGGCTGTGCAATTTCCTTCCCAATCCGTTGTTCCGCGTCTGCGTGTTGAATAACAGTATTTACTGCGGGACGGTATTGGGGGCAAACGGCGCCTCTCAATATTCGAATGTATTAGCCAGCATTCCCAATGTGTCAAAGAGCAATACGACGGTTATCTGGCAGTCATTCTCGGATGAGTTTTTAATACAAACGTCCAACCAGACGACTCTAACAATAGCAATCGTCGATGACAATAATAATTTAATAGATTTTAACGGGGTCTCGTCGTATTTTCAAATCCGCATCAGACTTTACCGTAAAGTAACAAGGTCAAAGGCGCAGTTCAATCATTTCTTGCATCGGGCGACGTCGGCAAATTATGCGATGGAGAATCGAGAGGGTCTTTTTGCGGAAAAGCCAATCAGCGAAATTTTATAATCTTTTCATAAATTATACTCACAGAATGTCCGTCGCATTAGGCCTCCCAGCTGGATTCAAAGCGTCTCCAGAAATCGCAATGTCAAGCGGTGTTCAAAGCCAGGTTGTCCGCGTTCAACCCAACAATATAGCATCAATTTCTTCGGGCCAACAAACCGTATCTGGAACTGTTGCCAATCCCTACAACAACTCGCTGTCTTTCCCAAGTCAGTTGATTAGTTTCTCTATTCCCGCTGGACAAGGCGCCCACACTTGGATAGATACCGAAAAGACAACACTTTCTTACAGAATTTCGTACCAAGTAAACGTAGCTGGAGCCGGACACGATACCACAGCCGCTGCATATTTGCAGGGCGGAGCATCATCATTTTTTAACAGAATGGTCACAATCGGCCCTGATGGGGCAACATTAGACGATGTAGTGAATCAAAATTTGGCAACACACGTCCGCCAGTTGATGGAGCACCACATCGCGGATAGAGATTGTTACGCAGCCGCTCAGGGATTTTATGCCGATATTGGCGCAGCATACAACTATGTCCAGGGACAGAACATCCAGCAATTTTCTGGTGCTCAACAAAACAGTGTCGGCTCGGTCATTACCGCCACTGGGACTCAATCAATTTCATACGAAATCCCATTGGAAAACAGCCTAATCGGCTGCAATGCGAAGGGCTTTATGCCAATTGGATTAGTTAACAAACTAGATTTGCAACTTTACACCACATCTCAACTCCCGATTACATTTTTTGTCGGAGCCACTGCAATCACAACTTCCGCCCAGATTACGGTCACAATCGATAATATCGCCCTCAATCTTTTCTATTTGACCCTCGATTCCGAGTCTGTCCGAATGTTAGGAAGTCTTCAAACCCACTACATCCACGGAATCACCTCTCGTGTTGCATCTACCATTCTCCCCTCGGGAACCAGCGGATACTCGAATCTCCTGATTGGTCTCCGCGGCAAATCTTGCAGAACCCTCTGGACTCGATTTGTGGATAACGGCACCGTAACTGGCACCGCGGCCGCAACGGCCTTGACCTACTCACTCAATGGTATCTATGACTCCAAATTGCCTTTGTGCAGTCAATTGAACTACCTGTTGCAAGGAAAAGACCGTGTGCCTATGTATCCCCACACAACTCAATTGCTTCCCGCCACTGTATTCTCCCGCACGATGTTTTCAAGTGAGAAATTCAAGCAATGGGAGCAACGCAGTTCTTTTGTCCCCACTCAATTTTACAAGTATTTGTTATCCAGCACCGCCCCCACTCAGGCATTAGGATATGATTTCAACGTCATCAACGCCGGGTCTGGAAGTTCTCTCACCAACCTTTGTACATTCGTATTTGGTGAGGATTTGCGAAAAGCGCACAACAGTCAAGTCCTCGATGGATATGACTTAACGGTTACGGCCAATCATTTCTTGGAATTGAACCTTTTATACTCTTGCACGAACACAGTGACGGCTTGGTTTATTGGGCGTTTTGATATTATTTACGAGATATCCGAGGGGGTTATCCATATGCGTATGTAAATCGGATAACCAGTGAATAAATAATATAAAGGAATGAATTGAATAGAAAATATACCCGAAATGATTTGTAAAATCTATCGCATTGTTCCGAAAGAAGGTGGAGAGATTGGAGATGTGTATTATGGTAGTTCAATTCAACAATATTTATGCAAACGATTTGCCACACATAAATGGAGATATAGAACAATAAATGACTATAGCAGTGGAATTATATTTGCGAAATACGGAGAGGACAATTGTAAAATGGAATTGGTTGAAGAATTTGAGGGGACGCTTGAACAAATGCACGAAAAAGAACGCGATTACATAAAAAATAATCCGTGTGTGAATAAATACATTCCCTTACAATCCGAAGAAACTAAAAAACAAAAACACAAAGAATCCAATGTGAAATGGTATGCGGATATTCAAGCGGACCCTGAACGCAAACAAGCGCACGCTAAACACTTACACGAGTACCATTTAACCCGATACGAGACATTAAAAAATGACCCAGAATACAAACACAAAAAAGCTGAACGTGCAAAAAAAGCAGCGCAAACGGAATACAAATGTGATTGTGGTTCTACTGTTTCAATGGGAACCAAAAATCGTCATTTCAAATCAGAAAAACATCAAGCATATATGAAAGGTCTCTCAACAATAATCTCTCCTCTCACAATATAGAATATGACAGGTAGAGCGGAATCATTTTCATTGTATTTGAATAGTGCCGTAGGGTCCGCGTATCAGCAGAGTCGCCCGAGTGCGAATGATGTTACGTTTTTAGTGGATTGGGACGCGGTGTTTGCACTGAATAACCACAAATACACAAAATGTAAATTGAGATATGAATTTTCTGGCAATCCGAGTTTTCCATCAAATCCTCTCTCACCTCTTTCACAAACAGGGGTTTTAGTAGAAGTTGGCATAAATTCAAAATCAACATCAAAGACAGGAGGTGTAGTATTGGGTTTAATCGATTTGGCGAGTACAAACGTTACAAGTAATTCTATATCCCATCCGAGTGTATTTTCAAACAATTTCATCGGCAGCATTCCAGCGCTTAGTTCAACACTGACCGTGGTTAGTGGGTCCTCTCCTACTGCAATGTTGGCAGTTGATGATTCAATTAAATACTGGGACCCAAATACATCCGCTTACGTAACCCGTACTATTACTGCTGTAGTGGGTCAATATACATACACTCTCAGCGCTGCAAATGGAGCGGTTGCAGTTGTAACCTATCCAATGAGCGCAGCAAATGCAAGAACCACCTCATACGTATATATGCGTTCATCGACATTGGATTTCACAGAGGGGGTGAGTGTAGAAGTCCCAAAAGGATTGCGTAATTTACAAATAATGTTGGCGCTGAGTAGTTATGGTTCTACTACTGGCCAACAATTGCTAACTGGTAGTTCGCTGCAAGATTGGGGACTAATATTGCATTTTGAATTGTATGACCCTGAACCAAATGATTACACCTATTCGCGATAATTCAAATATCAATTCTAGATATAGAAAAAACTTTAGGATGAAAAGCGTAATTTACAAATTGGTTTGCAAAGACCCCAATGTGCTTGAATGTTATGTTGGAAGCACCCGCAATTTCGTGATGCGGCGTCATTTGCATAAAAGTGATTCGAAAAATGAAGAATCAATAAAAGGCAAATACAAATTGTATCAGAAAATGCGAGAGGCTGGTGGGTGGAATAATTGGAATATGGAGATACTGGAAGAATGTCCAGAACCTGAATTAATAGCGCGTGAAAGATGGTGGTATGATAAATTGCAGCCATCTCTCAATGTGAAAGTTCCGAATCGATGCAAAAAAGAATCCAATAAAGCGCATTACGAAAAGAACCGCGAGAGGATAACACAGTTTTACAGACAACAATACGAATCGTCAAGAGTCGATTGTGAATGTGGAAAAAAAGTGGCAATGAATCGATTGGAGTCCCATATCTCAACTCAATTACATAAAAAAAATATCGAGAGACTAAAAGGAGATGCCGTACAAAATAAAGAAGACCAGCCGCGGGTATTTTGTCGAGAGCGAAGCGTCTCACCATCTGCTCTCACACAAGCCCCTGCCCCTTTCGGTTGCACGGGCCCAGCGCATTGCTGTGGCTATTGCGGAAAGTAAGAAGATGGGAAAGAAACCGACAGAATACTTCAAATAAAACAACGTTGTTTCAAATTTGAGAATCCAAAAGGGTTTTTAAAACCAATGTTCGAGAGGTTTGAGTGTGTAATTGCTTTTAATTCTGCATCTTGAGACTTCATTTTTGAAAATTGAAAGAAGATATCATTTATTCGTAAATGGAAATAAATAATATCAAATATATTTATAAAAGGATGACAATATTAACCCGCCCCGAATTGCACGATTATTTAGTGAATTTGAGACCGGCTTCGGCCCCAAAAACGATACAGGGAAAAGTGAGCGCGTTGTTTGTGTTGTATCGAGTAAAACACGGTGATAGTTTGACAATAGACACCGATTGGTTTAAAAACTACGATGAGGTGATAGAGGCGGTAAATACCAAATCGGACGCGAGTCGTTCCTCGTATTTAAATGCAGTGGCGTTTTTGAATAATCAAGAGAGGTTACCGAAAGGTCAAATGTTGGATGACCCTGTTCATAGAGAATTGCGAGAGGCGAATAAGAAGAATCAAGACCAGGCTGAGTCGGGTGAAATGTCAAAAAAGCAAAAAGATAACTGGGTACCATACAATAAAGTGGTGGAATTATGGAATAGGTTATTTGATGAATCGAAAGAATTATTCGCAAAGCCGGAATTGAAAAAAATGGATATCCGTGATTTGAATGAATTTATGGCGCTGACTTTGACGTGCGGCGTATTCTTTCCCCCGCGTCGGTCGGAATGGGTGGAAGTGAAAATAAAAGACTATGACCCAGAGACGGATAATTATCTGGATATGGCTCACAATCGGTTCGTGATAAATAAACACAAAGAGGTGAGGATATACGGAAAACAGACGGTTGACTTTCCGGAGGAGTTCCGAGATATATTATTGAAATACATTGAGAGGACAAAAATGCGAAAGGAAATGACGGAGGCGCAACAAGTGTATTTAATAACAAATGGAGAGGGTGGGAAATTAACAGAAAGCAGTTTGTCAAATATGTTGAACAGGGTATTTGGAAAGAAAATAAGCACGACAATGCTGCGACACATATACAAGAGCTATCAATACGAAATGATGCCAAGTTTGAAACAAATGCGTTCGGACGCGGAAAAGATGGGTCACGGGCTAATAGTGAGTTTGCAATATGCGAAAAAGATGTAAAATGAAATGTGATGAGGAATCGCCCTGCGGTTGATTCGCTGCGCATCAGTGGCGCGCCGAAGGCGCGCATAGGCTTGAGTTAAGACGAATTTTTTAACTCAAACTCTGGCTGCATAACTGCAGT